GGGACTTCCCAGCTTGCGTCAATGCTGTGCATCGGTGCTGAAGTTTGGTATTTCTCGCCTGTACCATATACTTATACTCCATTATGTTACTAATGGTCTTTTCTTTTTGTGTTTTTCTATTACTGATCTAGCTTTAATCTTTGCATGAGATTCATTACTTTTATATCTAGAAGCAAGAGGACTGCCTGGATGAGCATCTGCAATTTGGGACATTCGGTCTTCAAATCCACCATCTGTCTTAGGCCCAACGCCCATAACATGATCTCCTACAACAGCCACAGGAACTACCGCTTGATTGACATGCTTGTTATCTTCAAGAAACTTCTCTCTTTCTGATATAGAAAGAAATTCTGTCCATTCTATTCCAGTTTTCTCATCGTAAAATGTATATGATGGCATTATATATCCTTTTGTTCTTTTGGTACACAATATATTTTTGAAACTGCAGCTGCGGTTGTAAAGTAATTATGTCCAAATTGTTTCAAACCTTCTAGATTTTCATCTACATACTTGAAACATTCTTCTTGTTTAACAAAGAAGAATGGTTTTCCGTTTAGAGAATCAATCTCTATTGCATTTTTGTATGGCGTATCTGTTGGATTAGACCACCACATTACTATAGCAACAAGAAAAACTTTCATTAAAAATTAAACTCCATTTGTTTAGGATCGCCACCTAATCTTTCTAACTTTTTGATTAACTCAAAATTGTGTTCAGTGACTTCTTTAAGGTGACTCAACACCTTATAGTGTGCTTCTGTTAATCCTGCCATGTCATTTTGAATAGGACTCATTTTAGACCTGTCCTCTCGCAACTTCCTGCCCATGTAATCCCAATAACCTTCTCGATTCTTCATCAGAACTATCCTTCCACCACTTTGGAGCTGATCTTGTTTTATTCCAAGTAGCAATCTTTGCTTTCTCTATTATATAGTATTTCTGATATGCAAGTACAGTATCTTCACCTTTACACTCTTCAGGCATACATTGTGGTGGATCAGTAAATTTTTCTAGATTCTCTCCAAAAGGGTGGATTTCTCCATAAAAACTATTATGTAGGGGTTCTATCAATTTCTCTGTTGCATGATTTTTACCATAACGATAAGTATATTCTTCCATCAAAGCTAACATATGTTTATACAACCACATAAAATTAAAGTAACTTTTACGGGCCCATTTAGTACTAGGATGATTTTTGTGAGCCATCTTGTATAACCCAAGTTCATTTGCTTTCTCATCACCCGACTGAACACGAACTGCTGTCGATAGCATTTGAGCTGATTCTAATATCATCTTCACTACGTGCTTATCACACATCATTTGAGCTGCGATTGCAGGGTCTTTATCAACGTAGAATATATTCACTTAATTGCACCTTCACAAGTTTGAGGATGGTCTTTAGTAAACTTTTCTATTATTGAAGAAAAACGAGAGTCTTCTTTAACATATCTCTCATATACTAAATCATAAACTTTTTCATAAAATGACTTTGATGCTAATTCAATATTTTTATTTTTTTTATATACTTCATATTGAATTTCTGATATTTTATTGTATATTGGATGTTCCTCTCCATCATCCATAAGAGCATGATAACCAATAACCGTTTGACCTTTATCATTTCTATAAAGGTAGTTTTTACCAGCAAGATTTAACTTGCCAATCTCTTTATGATCACCATTTCTACAAGCGCACTCTTCAGTTGAATAGCTATAACCATATTTATCCATTGGCCCAAAGCCATGGTTTTCTGTAAAATAACATTCACTCATCTTCTAACGCCTCTTTCACTTTCTCTACAAGATTATCATAGGTAGCATAACCGCCACCCATCCACTCACCATCTTCAAATTCACGAATTTCTATATTTCCATCTGGTTTGCTTTGGCCATCAATAGATAATTCATTTTCTCTCATTAACGATATTTCAATATGTTTCATTTTTTAACCTCTAATCCTGTTATACACTTTTAAACCATCTTTCTTTGCAAGTGCAGAACCTTGTTTTGCAGCATAAGAGTACCATTTTAATGCTTTTTTATAATCTTGTTTTATGTTGGGTAAAGATTTACCATCTGGGCCAATCCCATCTTCATACATTGTAGCAAGATTTTGTTGAGCATCTACATTACCATTCTTAGCAGAACTCTTAATGTAATGAACGGCTTTATTTAAGTCTTTTTTAGTTTTAATAACTTTACCGTCTTCAGATGCTTTAGCTCCAAAAAGAAAAAAATTTCCAAGTTGCATTTGTGCTTTAGCAACAATCTCATGTTTTGGGTCTTGGGGTAAAGCATACAAATCATTCTCATCAATTTCTTCAACATCAGCAAGAGAGGTCATTGTTTTGATAAACCCTTTCACATCTCCATCATTAGCACAATCTACTGCTTCATTATAGATATTTTCATATCTTCTTTGGGAAACCCAAATGTTTTCCCATTCTTCTGTGGTTTCCCAATCGTTAATATTTTTTGGTAGTTTCATTTTTTAACCTTCTCTTCTAGTTTTATAATACTACTCCTTTTATCACTTAAAGTCAATACCCTTTCTTGCTCAATCATGTCAATAATTAAACTTGTTATAGATACTTCTTTACTGAGAACACCAATCTTTTTTTGTAATTGTAGAAGTGTTTCTTTATAGTAATCTATCTCTTGTTCTTTTTTAAGCTTAGATTCTATTAAATCAGTGAGTGATATTATATCACTGGTCATCGGTTGTCGCCACTACCACTAATCTTACCACGTTCCATTCTAGACTTTAGTTTGTCTACATTTGCCTGTGCAACCTCTTCAAGCGTCACACCAAGGTCATCAGCAAGTGCTGAGATGTACCAGAGTACATCACCTAACTCTAAACCTACACCATCAAGAGACTTACCATCTCTAATGTTCTTCTTTACTTTTTCTGCAACCTCACCAGCTTCACCACACAATCCTAGTGTTGGATAAGTTATTTTACACTCATCTGGATATATTGCTGTTGATCGTGCAAACTCTTGGTATTCATCAAACGTCATAACTTATTTGTCCCACTTGTAAAAAATATGATCCTGTACTTCTACAGTCTTAGTTTTAGTTTTACTCCAAGCTGGTTTCACATAGTCAGCGTGATAGAATAGAGCACCATCTGTAATATCTGGAATTATAACATCATTATACAACAATGTTTTGGCTATTGTCAATAGTCTTTTGTAAGTTTCTTTATCAGTAGGAACATCACTCTTGCCATCACAGAACCATGAAAATTGGCACTTATCACGAATTGGAATCATCTTGTTTTTATTTTTCCAAGATGGGCGGGTTTGTGCTTGTTTGATCACTCCACATATAGTATTAGGGAATCTATCATCTGCAACCCTATTCATAACAACTGAAGATACTGCTAACAAACCAGCAGTACCCTGCCCTCTTGCTTCATGATACATATTCAACGCAAGACATTCAACTGAATGTTCATCAAATATAGGTATAGGTTCTTCAGCATTTACAGGACTAATCAACATAAGTCCACCTAATAATATTTCATTAATCAAGATGTATCTCCACAATTTATTTCTTTATATTTTTTCAACAAAGGGCCTTCCATTCTATATGCTTCAACTTCCCAAGGTTGTTTGGCATAGTCAACATCATTGTAGTTACGATATTTACCATCCTTACATTTCCAAAATCTTTTACTTTTTTTGTCTTTTATTCTGAGAGTTGATCCCTGATATACATGAACCATCTCATGAGCTAAAGTTTCTATAAATTCATCTTCAGTCAAAGATTTTTCAATCTCTAGGTGATATTCTCTATTGTTATTACCCTCTACAAACCATCCAACAGCATCTTGACCTTTCAAGCTGATAAGAGAAACTTCTATGCATAGGGTTTTCATACGAGGCATCAATTCTTTAATGCAGAAATTAACTACATTCTCGGCAAGAATACGCCGAGATTTGTAAGAACCCTCTACAAAAACTTCATTCATACGAACATTATAAATGCTACAATAACCATACCAAATATGATTAATTCACCAATAATATCACCAACAATTTTTTTATTAAAATTCATAATTATTCTCCACAAAATTCAATATATAATTTAGAAACATATTCTTCATCAACAAAAACAAATTCTGCTCTGCAATAAGAAATAACATCTTCAACTGTTTTTGCATCATTCTCTAATGCAGAAACAACCATATCTTCTAAATCCATTGACAAATCTTTCATTCCACTCATATCAATATTCTCCTATACCAAATACAAAGGGCCAGTCCAATGGATGGCAAAACCACCCTCAAGGACGTTTCCACGAGCAGCATTACGTGCAGGCGCACTATAACCAGCAGCTTTTAATAAGTCACCTTTTTTGAATTTTTTGTCATTGTCAGTGTTGACAACAAAACCCCAAGTGCCACCGCTTTCATTAGAAATCTTAATGTACTTAGAACCGTTCTTAACAGTGAAACTATTCTTGAAATCTTCATCCATTTTAAGGCGAATTTCAGATTTTCCACCCAATTTATTTGCCCAACCAACATAGTCAGCAACTGCTGCAGCAAGCATATTTTCTATACCAGCTTCAACAGTCTTAAAAGTTTTTCTAATTTCAGTAGTCATAATATAATCTCTTTCTTTGTTTCGTTTCCAAGAGAAGAATCCCTCTCTTGATTATTACTAATAGTAACACATAGAATAACATTTGTCAATAGAAATCGTACACAGTAAGTCATTGATATTAAACAAAACTCAAAAAAAGATTAAATTAATTTATCGGCCTTGTCTGGGATCAGGGCCATCCATCTTCATATATTCATCATTCCAACCAAAAGCTTCCTTCACAACTGGTTCTGATAGACCTTTATATTTCTGATGTAATACCTTGTCTTTGGCTGCACATAGAACATCTGCTTCACTCTCATGCAAGCCTTCAAGCATCTGTACAAACATTAATTCACGTTTGTTCTGAGTAATACTAGCATTACCACCCTCAAGGAAATGGTATAGTTTACGAGACTCATATGCAAGAACAGAATGTTCTGTTCCTTCTGGAGCATCATTACGTGCATATGGAACATCGCCCTCTGGTAATAACCACTTAATCTTAGGATCAAAAGCAGATTTAATTACCATGCGAAGCGAGTCACTATTATTTTGTTGAAGAAAGTTTACCTTTTCCTTCTTCGATTTGATTTTTGAAACCTTGTCTAAGATTTCTGATATTAACAATTCCATTATTAAAATTCTCCTATGGATTCTGTAAGTGTTTTTAGTCTTTGTTTTATAAAATAATTTAGTATTTTACTGCGACTGTTCTCTGGTGCCTCTTTATATATATGCAGTATCTCTGACCGTAGTTCTTCTGGAACACATCCCAAATCAATCAAAGTTTTATTCCTTTGATAGTTTCTTTTAACTTCATCATTAGGAAAGTTTCCATCTACCATTGCAGCTATCTTCTTCTTACTTAGTGGTTTCTGTCGAATACCATCTACAAAAGAATTGTCTGGTGAAAGAACATTAGGAACACCATCACTTGTATCACCTTTCAATACGTGTTCTTTTAAATAGTCATCTGGATTAAAACCATTTATCATTTTCTTGGTGATAGGGCTGTACTGTTTAACATTTGGATATTTCTGTAACTGAATGAAATCTTTATCACCAGAAAGTATCATAACTTCATCAGAAGATTCTGAACAAAGAACAGCAATAATATCATCAGCTTCTGCACCATACACTTCTAAGAACTTGTATGGCATATTGTTCTTTATCTCTTCTTTGATTTTGTTAAGACAACTAAATATACTATCCCAATTTTTAGCATCTTTTTCTCTACCTTTTTTACGACTGTGTTTGTATTCTGGAAAATAATCACGCCTCCAATAATGTCTTGAGTCATAGCACAAAACAAGCTCACCAAACTCAGACACAAATCTTGAACGATACATTTTTAGTGAACTGAGAATCATATGTCTTACCATGTTCTCATCAATATCTGACTCTTTCTGTATATGCATATGCATCATAATACTTGCAAGAGAAATTTGGTTCATATCAACTAATATCATCAGGGGACTCCATAACAGAATTATAACTTGCAATCATATCATCAACAGTATGATAATCCATTTCACAATGAGGAGTATTATCTGGGTCTATTTCTAGAGCAGTAGTCATATCCATAATTACTTGTAAAGGGTGGTGCATATCATTTGATTTTAATATTGTTGCTGTAATTGCTTCCGTTATAAAAGTAATATCTTTAATAAAAGATTTTTCAGTAGCATCTATACCATTTTCAACTAATATTGTTATGATCGCCATCAAACAGCTGTGAGAAATTTCATCACAAAATGCAAGTTGTTCTGCTTTCATCATTTGGTCTTCTGTTGGAGTATTGATTGTTTTCTTCCAAGGGCCCTTTATGATTTCAGCTGAAGGTTTTTCTTCGTTCATTCTACCATACCACTTTCCCATACTAAACCCAAGTCTGGATAAAATGTGCCAACATCACGTTTTGGTTGACCCTTCATAGGCCCCTCAAAATAATAAGCAAGTGCTACATTCTTCCATTTAATTTTCTTATCTTGGTATTCACCATAAAAGTTACTCACCCAATCACCATGTTT